CCTTAAATAAAAAAATTTTTTTCTATTAATTTTTGGGGGGGGATATAATATATTTATCTAAGAAAGTCTTAGATTCGTTATATGAGGATATAACGATTGAATAAGAAAGATAGCTAAAAATCATATACACTATGTGTCTGTGAATTGATAAGTTGTTATTTCATATTCTTTCATAACAGTACTGGACATACTGTACGAACAGAACTCCACTCAGGTGGAGTTTTGTGCTATTATAAGATTTAACAACAACAGGAGAATGACATGCCTAATAAACCAGGTAAGAAAAAAAAGAGATACTCTGCAAAACGCAAGAGTAAATCCATGGGGTACTAGTGGCTACATACCAAGGTAAGTCTGTAACTTTAAATTCACCTAGTCCAATTAAAAAAGGTGAACCAGGTTATGGTCGTAAAAAATCTAAGGTTTATGTTAAGGATGGCGACAAAGTCAAGAAGGTTATGTTCGGTGACCCTAACATGAAAATTAGAAAAGGTAATGCTGCTGCAAGAAAATCATTTCGTGCTAGACACAAATGTGATACTGCAACAGATAAAACCACACCTAGGTATTGGAGTTGTAAAGCGTGGTAAAAGTAAAAGGTGTTGATGTATCTAGTCTTACTAAAAAACAACAAGATAGTATGAAAAAACATTCTAAACATCATACAAAAAAACATTTACAGTATATGGCTAACTCTATAAAAAGAGGTAGTACATTTAGTAAAGCACATAAAAATGCTCAAAAGAAAGTTGGTAAATAATGGCTGCTAAAAAAGGTCTATATTACAATATGAATAAAAGGAAAAAAGCAGGAACAAGTAGGTCAAAAAAGAACTCTACTATTTCCCCTAAAGCATATGCAAATATGAAAGCTGGATTTCCAAAGAAAAAGAAAAAGAAAAAATAATTGATTGACATACCATGTCCTAAGTGTGGGGTGGTATTAAAACCAAAGGACAAAATGAAGTGCGTGAACAAAGAGTGTGATGGCAGCAACAAATAAAAAATTATGTTATGCTGCAGGTTGTTTAAGACCTTTACCTCCTAAATCAAGTAAGTACTGTAGTACTAGGTGTCGTAATAGAATATCTCAACAAAAGAAAAGAGCTAAAGCTAAAGGCATAGAGTGGACACAAGAAGACGATAAATTAAATATACCTAGTCAAAAAACTGTACAACAACGCAGAGGTAAAGTATATACAGATTTAGTTGAATCAGAACTAGGTATGCAGATACTACAAAAAAAATTAACAATGTCTGAAGTTGCAAAGATACTAGACACATCAGTCGCATCAGTATCTATGGCATACAACGCTTTTGTAGAAGATACAGAAATAAAAGAATTACAAAAAACTTGGGAAGTACCACAGGTTGCAAAAAAAACATTAGAAGATTTTAAAGATTTTAGAGATAGGTATTTTGAAACAGAACAAGGTGTACCTTTTGAAACACCAGAGTTTCACATTAAGTGGATAGAGTCTATATTGACTGCTATAGAAAATGGTGAACAGCACATGATATTGTCACCACCTAGACATGGCAAAACAGAATTGCTAATACATTTTACTGTGTGGCTTATATGCAATAATCCAAACATAAGAATATTGTGGGTTGGTGGTAACGAAGATATATCTAAAAACTCTGTGTCTTCTGTAATGGACCAGTTAGAAAATAATGAATTGTTAATAGAAGAGATATGTGGACCAGGTTCAAAATTTAAACCACAAAACAGAAGTGGTAAGGCTTGGTCATCTACTGAGTTTACTGTAGGTACTAGAACAGTTACAGGTATTAAGTCACCTACTATGGTAGGCATTGGTCGTGGTGGTAAGATTCTATCAAGAGACTGTGACATAATTATTGCAGATGACATTGAAGACCACAGTTCTACTATGCAACCTGCATCAAGAGAAAACACAAGAAACTGGTGGACTACAACATTGTCAAGTCGTAAAGAGGAACATACTGCAATGATAGTTATAGGTTCAAGACAACACTATGACGATTTATATTCACATTTATTAGATAACGAATCTTGGGAAACAACTGTAGAAGAAGCACACGACACTGCTTGTACTACAACTGATTGGAATGAAGAAGACCACAAAGAATGTATGTTGTGGAGTAGCAAAAGGTCTTACAAATGGTTAATGGATAGAAAACGTGCAGCAGACACAACAGGTGGTAGAGCTATATTTGAAATGGTTTATCTAAATGTTGCAATGCCTGAAGGATTAAGTTTATTTAGTCGTGAAGAGATTGAAGCATGTAGAGACCAAAAGAGGGATATAGGGCAGGTACCTAGAGGCACACGTCTTATTGCAGGACTTGACCCTGCCTCTACTGGTTATCAAGCTGCATTTTTATGGGCTTATGGTCCTGCTGATGGAGTTATGTACATGGTAGATATGCACAATAATTTAGGTGGTGGTATTCCTGAAGCATTAAAAGTTATAAAAGATTGGTGGCAAAAATATAATTGTTCTCACTGGGTTATAGAAGAAAACGGATTTCAGAAAGCTATAAGACAAGATAAATCTATACGTGATTTTGCCTCAACACATGGTATATTTTTAGAAGGACATGAAACGTACTCAAACAAGTTTGACCCTATATTTGGTGTTACAGCTATGCGACCATCGTTTCAAGAAGGTATAATTAATTTACCTTATATGGGTTTTGAAGCTCAAGAAAAGGTAAACTTATATACAAGTCAGTTAGTGTATTTTAGTTCTGCTAAAAACAAGAGCAAGACAGTAGGTACAAAGACTGACATTGTTATGGCTAGTTGGTTTCCAATGAGAGCAATTAGACGTATGCAAAAAGAACGGTTAGCTGAACTAGACACAGATTATGTGCCTAGCTTTGCTGATTATGAAACAAGTAGTTTTGACGAAGGATTATGGAATAGGGACGAATGGTAAAATCTAATGACGAACTTTACGACAGAGTAGATTATTTAAGAAAAGTTAATCAATCAGGCATGGTGGATAGAGCCAGGATACGTGACATTCTTAATGGTGGAGAAGAAGCTGTACGTGCTTTACTTGGAGAACGTTCAAGTATGGACTTCCATGAACTACCTGCACCAAACTTATTTTTATCAGCATTAGAAAGATTTGCACAAAAACTAGGAAGAAGTCCTGACTTAAAAGTAGATATTATAAATGCTAAAGATTCGGAAAGAGCTAAAAAGAAATCAGAAAAACTAGAACGTATTGTTGGTGCATACGATGATTTACAAAAATTACATTTACAATTACCACAAGTAGGTAGATGGCTACCTGGTTATGGTTTTGTTGTTTGGACAATAACTACAAAGTTTGATAAAGACAAGAACCCATATCCTTGTGCAATGATAAGAGACCCGTTTACTTGTTATCCTGGACCGTTTGGTAATGACCAACAACCAAAAGATATGGCAATAATAAGCAGAGTTCCATTATCTACATTGTTAGAACAATACCCTGAACAAAAAGCAGCAATCATAGGAGACCAAGCAGAATCACAAAATGATTATACTATGTTAAGTTACAACGATTCTGCAGGTTCATGGGCTAATCAAAATGGCGATGGCAAAGTAGTTGTTGAATACATGGACACAGAAGGTACGTATATATATTTACCTGAAAACAGAAAAATTATAGACTTTATTCCAAACCCACTAAAGAGTGGACCAATGTTTGTTGTAGCAAAAAGATTTGCTTTTGACCAAATGCAAAGTCAATTTCAACATGTTATAGGTCTAATGGCTAACATGGCAAAAATAAATATTCTTGGAACAATTGCTATGGAAGATGCAGTGTTTACAGAAACAAATATTGTTGGAGAAATAGAATCCGGTAAATATCGTAAAGGTAGATTTGCTGTAAACTATTTAGCTCCAGGCTCATCTGTTTCTAAACCAGTGAATAATCTTCCATATCAATTATTTCAACAAGTAGATAGATTAGAAAGACATTTACGTTTAGGTTCTGCTTATCCTGTATCTGATGATGGACAATCTCCTAACAGTTTTGTTACTGGTAGAGGATTAGAAGAACTAGGACAATCTGCGTCTATGCACGTTAGAGAGTATCAAGTTATTTTAAGAGAAGCGTTACAAGAAATAGATGCTAAGAGATTAGAGTTTGATGAAGTTATGTATCCTAATAAAAGAAAACCCATTGCAGGAATGCACAAAGGCACAGCTTATAAGGAATCATACACACCAAGTTCTGACATATCTGAAATGTATAAGACAAGAAGAGTATATGGAGTAATGGCAGGTTTTGACGAACCACAAAAAGTTATTACTGGGTTACAATTAAAACAGCAAGGTATCATAGATACACAAACATTGCAAGAAAACCTAGATGGGTTAGATAATATTACAAACATACAAAACAGAATAAATTCTGAAAAAGCAGAAACTGTATTGTTTGAATCATTAATGGCTCAAGCAGCCCAGGGTAATCCAAAAGCTACTATGGCAGCAGCAGAGATAAGAAAAAATCCTGCACAAATGACAAAGATACTTGACAAATTTTATACAGCAGAGGAAGAGACAAGTCCTGAAGAAGAAGCAATTATAGGTGCTGCACAACAACAACCACAAGGTCAACCAGGACCACAAGATATTGCTTCTGTATTAGCAGGATTAGCAGGTGGACCACCACAACAAGGAGTACCAGGTGGCTAATTACGAACAAGAATTAAAAAAACAATTTTATGACATAATAAATGCAGAAGATTGGGATGATATGGGTTTTCCTGAAAGACCTCAAGAAACAAACGCAGATATAACTTTAGGAGATATAATGATTCCTACACCCATACCTGGTGTGTGGATACATGTAAATTTAGGTTTTGAAATAGAGGATGAGTCATGGTAAGAAAAAAGAAAATACAAGTTCCTACTAGAGCAGAAGGAGACCCAACAGGACAAACACAAATGTTGCAAGAACAAGTGGATGCAGTATCTCCAGGACAAGAAGCAGTTTTACCTGCAGCTCCTAGACCTACTCCACAACCACAGCCTGTTCAAGATATATTTGCTACACCTACACAAAAATTACAAGAGCCAGGTAATGAGTTAGGAGAAAACGAAGCAATGTTTACTGCTAACAATGATATTGAAATTGTAAAGGCAATTTTACTGGAGAAGTTTCCATCACTAACAAGTAGGTTCTAATGGCTTCTTATTATCTCAAATGGGGAGAAGAAAGATTAGAAGATAAATACTATAAAGATGCACAAAAACAAGCTGTTGATGTGCAAAAAAATATACTTGGAGATGATGGCATAGATGCACTAGCTGATAAAACTACAACCTTTAAAGGTATGAATCCATTTGAATCAGATGATTTAGCTATGGCTTCTGCAACTATAAACCTTACAAATCAACAATATTACAATTTGTGGACACAAACAAAACCACAACAATATAACTACTCAAGTGGAGAAACATCTCCAACAGTAGAATTTTCTAAAAAGTTTTTTGCAAAAATAAAAGATGCAGTAAACAATACAAAAGAAATAGAACGACAAACACAGCTAGATTTGTTTGGAGAAAATCAAATTAGAAAAAGCACTGCAATAAATGCTGCGTTAGTAGCACTTAACTCTATATTTGAAACAGGTAGTACATTTTTAGTTAACACTATTGGATTAGAACAAAAAGCATATCAAGCAGAATGGGCAGAAAGTAAAGGATTAAATATAGATAGAGATTTTGCAAGATACGTTGGAGATAAAGATACAGAAAAAAATGAAGTGCCTTTAGGAATAAAAGTAAAATCTTTTGGTGCAGGTGTTAAGTCTTTACTTATTAATGCAGAAAGACAAGAACAAAATTTTATTAACAATATTTTAAATAAAGAAACAGTGGCTCAAGCACCTTATGTATCAGATAGGGCAAGAAACTATCTGATGAGTAAAAACTTAGTAGATGATTTAGGTAATCCTATGTTACAAAAATCTGATTTACAAGTTATACAAGAAGCGTTTCCCGATGTTTTATCAGAACAAATAAAAATAAAAACTGGTGGAATAGAAAGAAAACTAACACTTAATGAATCAGTTGAAGTTTATCAAATGGCTTTTAATGAAATACTTGGAGGAGGTATTGGTCAAGAAGGATTAGCAGGTTGGTTTGGTCGTGGAGAATATTTAGACCAAGCAGAAGAAACAAGAGAAGGTTTTAAAAAAGCA